TTTCTCTTAAATCAAATATGGACATTAATAAACGCCATTGAATTTAGTACCCGTTTCCGCAATACCACTTCCTTTGACCTTACCTTTACCCATTCCTGGCGTAGGAGTTGTACTAGCTGAAACACTTTTTTGTTGTTTTAACTTAACAGTTCCTTTGCCTTGATATTTAATTGAACTTTTCATCTTGCTATTCTATTGTATAAATTGTAAAAAAGTAAATTATTTATTTTGTAAATCTATAGATTTAAATATCCTTTGTTGTTCTAATCTGTCTTGAGCAGTATCATCTTTCATCCTAGCAATACCTTCAGAAGCATCAATTCTTTCTTTATCGACACTAACTCTTGCTTGGCTTTCTTGTATTTTTCTTTCTTGATCTGCAGCAAATTGTCTTTGTTCTTGTGCTAATTCTTGACCTTTAAGAGCTAACTCTTGCTTCCTAATTGTAACTAAAGGATCTTCATCTGCTGGCGAAGATACTGTTTCAGTAAATTCAGAAACTAATTGAGCTAGTATTGGAGCACTAAATTGACCTAATATTTGTGCAGCTTGTTGTACTAATTGTTGTTGGTCTTGACCTGAAGTTTGTTGGGAAGCCTGTTGTAGTTGTTGATACTGAGCCATAGCTTCTTGAGGCATTTGTTGTTGAGCTAAAGCATCTGCTTTCATTTGCAAGTGTTCCATAATATGAGAAAAAATATTTGCTTGTACTTGCAAGTTTGATTGGACTGGTGATGTCTTTAAAAGAGATTTATGTATTTCAATATGTGCATCATGGTTTTGTTCAGGAAAAGCTTTAGCAGTTCCGCCAAGTAGTAACGTATTATTTTCTACACCTGCTTCAGTAGGAATTGGATCCGTAGGAGGAGGTGGTTGTAATAATGAATCAACATTATCAACTCCTATAGCAGCGTACATTCTTCGGTAAGATTCATAAATACCATTAGGCCCATGTATTTGTGGATTTGATTGAACAAGGTTCATCATTTCTTGTGCCATAGCTATTCTTTGAGCAGAACTAAATATGTCAGGATTAGATACAGGAATTATATCTACACGATCATCAAAGTCAGTAAGCTTTAATTGACCACCGCCATTTGCAGTCATGTAAGGATATTCTGGCGGCAAGTATTCTTTAAAGACTTTAGCCAATAATTTAAATTCTTTTCTTTGTGCTGAATGTAATCTTTTATGTATTGCTGATAAAACTTTAGTTGATCTTTCTAGTAAAGCCATAGTTGTACCAACTGGAGCTTGAGGATTACCTTGACCTGTATTTATTTCAGCAATAGAAGCAAATTGCTTTCCTGAATTTACAAGAACTGATAGCAAAGACAGTAAAGTTTGACTTGGCTCTTTAAACGGTAGTGGTTGTATTGCATCTGCTAATGATCCGCCAGGTGCATCTACATCTCTAAATTCTCCAGGCTGAATAGGAGAATCTTCATCTCTTATTCTAATCCCTCTTGTTTTGAACCCAGCAGGTAGGTTCGCAAGAGTTCCTGCGTCTATAAGTTGCCTTAGTATAGATGTAGATGCTTTCGATAAGCCACCAATCATGTGTGTTAGACCAAATCCGTAAAACCCTAATCCAGGTAAAAATTTAAAATGAACAAAGTATTCTATTTTACCTTTGTACGGATCTTGCTCTAAGAAATTTCTTCTAATTGATAAAACTTGTTGAGAGTTTGAATCTATAGTTACTATATAAGGCAATTTAACGCCTGTGAATTGACCTTGATTGTTAGTATCTTCAAAGCCTTCTAAATCTAAATTACAATGAACTTCATATAAAACTGTAACTTCAGAAGTATCATAATTTTGCTCCATACCTGCTAGTTGATCTATCTCTTGTTTTACTTGAGAAGATTCTTCAGCAGAAACTCCATAATCTATATTTACACTTCTATAAAAACCTTGTGCTTGAAGTTTTCTAACTTCATTTTCAGGCATTTTTATTATGTTAGTAATTCTAGGACAACTTTCTAAATCAGTTGTGTAATAAGGGACTATCAAATCTTCGGGAGCTACAAACTTAGATACGGCTCTTCCCATTACTTCATCATAATAAACTTTTTTAAATGCAGAACCTGCAAGAGGTAAATAAAATAATAATTGATCTAACTCAGCGTCATACTCTTCCATTACATTAGTTATCTGATAATTCATAAACTCTTTAACTCTTTGAGCTTGTTCTTCAACAACAGAATTATATTCTCCTACTACTTGAGTTTTGACTGGCCCGTTAGCAGGTAATAATTCTTTGTAAGCTTGAGCTTGAAAAGAAGTTACTGCTTCACCTAGTAAAGGATGAATAACTCCAGATGCTCCTGCAAAAGGTTCGGATCTTTCAGCGTCAAATTTCATTCCTAGATACTTCAAACCATCTTGATAGGTTTTTTCCCAATCTTCTCTAGAAGATTTATCTTTTTCAATACCTTCAGTTAATTGCGAAGATATTTTATTCAGCTCGTCTGGATCAATAATTTCGGCAAGATTTGCATTGAAATCATTATTAACCATAGGCATTTCTTCTTGTCCAAGAACTGCACTACCGTCTTCTAAAATAGTAAAGCCTTCGTTATCTTCAGCTAAAGCAACAGCATCAGAAATATCTATTAACTGTTGTTCTTCTTCTGTTTTTGGTTTCTCCTCATTTAAATTTTTAGGAGCAATCGGTTGGTTTTCTATAGCCATAGTTAATTTATCGTTCTCAAGTCTTCAATATCGCCATCATACTTCATTCTACCAATTATCTCTAAATTAAGAAAATTAGCTTGTTCAGTTGCAGACTGCAAAGATTCTGCATAAATACATGGCCCATCTTCAATTCTATTTTTACTTATATATTGCGTAATAAATATATCCATTAATAATAACTTCTAACTATTGGTGCCTGATCTTTGTCCTCGTAATCATCATGTAATGATAATAACCCGCCTTCTCTAAATCTAATCAAGGCTTGAGTCATAGTATCGCATAAATCATCATTAGCACCAAAAGGAAAAGAAGCACACTCTTCTATCATTTCCTCAGCAAAAGCTTTTTGTGGAGCATATACCAAACCACTTTCAAAGATAGGTGCAACAGAGTGCATTCTTGTGGTTTTGTCATGTCCTCTTGTAGGGGAGTAGTTAACAACAGGAATACCTAATCTTCTAAGTTCGTGAGTCAAAGGTGTACCTGAAGCTTTTGCTTCAATTAACACCATATCAGGCTCCCAATATTTATATTCTTCCATAGCTAATCTTTTTAGCTCAGGAAAATCATATCTGCCTTTTTGACAATCTAGAAGTATGATCGAATCAGGTGAATCCTCATCAGGTCTAAATACACCCCAAGTTGAAATAGCGGAATAGTCAGCATTTTCTTTTTTAGAAAAAGCAGTATCGTAAGATTGAATTATGTAGCTAACATTAGGCAAAGTATCGCTTTCCCATTTTTGCCACCATTCACGTTTGACTATCGAACCCTCTTCAGAAGTTGGAGTTTGCATCCATTGAGCATTCCATTTCATAACAGGCAAAGAAGCTTTTACCTTTAACAATTCTTCTAATGACCAAAACTCTTCCCATAAGGGATTCTCAGTTTCAGGAAAAATAGCTGGAAACTCTACAATTTCCCATTGATCTGCTAAAGATTCTTTTTGAGCTTCTAACAATTTAGCTGTTAAATCTATACCGCTCCATCTTGTCATAACTAAGACAATAGATCCGCCTGGTTGTAACCTTTGCCTTGGTCCAGAAGTGTACCACTCCCAACAAGACTCCATAGCGGTTGGACTCATAGCATCTTGTTCAGAATGAGGATCATCAATAATTAATAAATCCGCACCACGACCTGTAATTGCTCCTCCGACACCAGCAGCAAAATACTCACCACTCTTATTAGTTTCCCAACGACCTGCTGATTTACTATCAGATGATAAAAGCACTTCAGGAAATATTTGTTTATAAATATCGCTGTCCATCATGTTTCTAACTTTCCTACCGAACCTGACAGCAAGTTCTCCTGTATGCGTAGTTTGCATAATTTTTCTACTAGGATCTCTACCCATAATCCAAGCAGGAAAATATGTAGAAGCAAATTCAGATTTAGTGTGTCTGGGTGGCATATTGACAATTAATCTTTTGATTGTGCCATTAGCAATACCCTCAAGTTTTTCAGCAAATATTTTATGATGACGACCACAAATAAAGCCATCCCACATGTGATCTATAAATTCTAAAAAATTTGTTTTGCAGATTTCTTGTTTTTTAAGTAAGTTTAGCCTTTCTCGTAAAGCTAAGGCTTCTTTGATCTCAGCATCTGATAAATGGTTGAAACTCATAAACTTTGTTTAGCATTTACTATTCCACCTTTTCTATAAGTAGGTAGTCCACTTTTTCTGAATATTTCTCTGAGCTTGTCATCAATTTTTACAAAAGTACCTGTATGACTGTAAACATCAGGAGGAGCGGTATCAGTTAAATCATAAATTCTTTCGGTAACTATGTCTGGCCCATTTTTAGTTTGAAAAACATATTCTTTTGGATCTAAGCCTTCTTGTTTAAATATTTTTTGTAAAATTTTTGGTATTTTTTCATCATAAACTTCAAAAACACCACCTTCATTAGATTTTAGTGCTCTGCCTGAATCTACTCTAAAAACATCATACCCCTCATCTATAGCTTCAGCTAAATCTCTTCTAACAATCGGCTCCATATAATTAGTAACAAACCCTTTTGAACCACCACCCTCATCAAAAGGACTTCTGATAAGTTTATTGGTAGTCGGTCTTGCACTAATTATTTTGTTGAATATTGCATCTTCTGGCACACTTTCGTTTACGAATTGTTTGCTTCCACCTCTCATTCCTTCTCTTAAATAATTTAGAGTAGATGGTGCTCTACCTTTAGCTAGATCAGATTTTTTAATAATTCTATCTGCATCCATATTTGCAAAACCTTGTCTATATTGGTCATAATAGTTTTTTCTCAAAAACTTTTTAAAAGCTTCTTTAGTGCCTGGTTTATTCACATCACTAAACTTAGGTAAGCCAAAAGTAACATCCATATCACCTATAGATTTTTCTAAAGTATCAATAGACTTTCTTATATCTGTTTGTAAAGATTTAATATCGTTTTTAATTTTTGTTTTTTCTGCAGCATCTTTTGTGTTTTTCAAAGCTTTCTGCAAAGTTTTAACCTTAGTCTGCAAAATACCTGCTTGATAAACTTCAGCTCCATAATCTTTGATAAATCCAGCAACATCCATCTTTGCTAGATCTTCTTTTGAAGCAAATTCTCCGCCACCTTCTAATACGCTTTTTAAATCTTTGGCGTAGTCAGATTGAACCCTATGCAAATGATAAACTTTCTTGCTCCCCCGAAGCCATTCAGGAGCACCTTCAATAGCTCCTAACCCTGGAATTTCAATTCCATCAATTTCAAAAGGCGTATTAAAATCGTAATTGTATTTTGAAACTTCATCAAAACCTATAGAGCTTATTTCATTTGGAGTTGCTGTAGAAGCACCCCTACCGTAATGATAGCCTCCATCTGGTTTTATCAGCTTCATAGATTCTTTCATATCTTTGTGCGTGTGTATTCTTTGATTTCTTTCAATAAGTGTGTTTCTAGGAGCACCTGAAACATTTCCATATCCATCAAACAGTCTTTCCTGAACTAAGCCAGGTTGAAATTCATCTACAACCTCAGTAACTCCATATTTATTACCCTTAGATGCTAAGTAATCGTCAAAGTCATCAAGATTTATTTTGCTTTGACCACCACCAAATCTAGCTGCAAAGTTAGGATGCAGTTGATCAAACTCATCTAAAACTTCAAAGGATCTTAATTCTGCTTTATTGACACCCTCACCAGTTTGTAATTTTTTTAACAACTGAGCTATTTTCATATTAGGTTGATAATTAGTACCAACTTTATTTCTTATGGCTCTACGCATTTTAGAAACCGTAAGACCGCCTTCTAACAAATCAGCAAAAGGCTTTTCCCTCAAATTGGTTATAATTTCTTCAGCAGATTTAGTTGGAGTTTCTATATTGGTTTTTGCTTTTGTTTCAATTTTTGTAGAAATTTTTTCCGCAGGTGGCGGTAATTCTTTAAGGGGGGCTGGTAGTAACTTTGTTTCTTCAGGCAAAAGCTTTCCAGCTTTTCTACCTCTAAGGAACCTTAAAATAGGCACAAAACTTGCAAGACCTATAGCTGCCAAAGCTCCATAACCAACAGCTCCTAAAGTATCGCCTTCTTTAACTTTTTCTTTGGCTCTTGTGGAAAACTCGCCAACTTCATAAGCAGTAAGTACATCTCCTACACCAGGGGAAACGCCTACTGCGATCTGATCTAAAACAGGCAGTTCTTCAAATTGTTTGTAAGCATCACGAACCTTACCTTCACCTATTAGTTCGGCAATTTGACTCGTTATTTCTGAACGAGAAGCCATTTACTCCTCAAATAGATAGCTAGTTTCGGATGGCTGCTGTACAGAGCCAAGATAAGCTCTTGCATTTTGATAAGTTGCCCCAGGTGCTAACTCTTGCAAATATGGAAAAAACATATAAGTTGCTTCATCCATATCATTTGAATTTGCTAATATTTCTTGAGCAATATTTAAAATTTTATTTGTTGTAGATGCTCTTGGAGAAATTACACCCGTAATATTTCTAAGACCGCCTAAAAACTTTTCTTTCAAAGATTCTAAACCACTTCTAATGGGTGTCGGAGATCTACCATAAAGCAAAGGCCCAATACCTTCTGGCGGAACCACAACTTCATCTTCAGAATCCAAGAATATTCCACGAGATTGTGGGGTACCTCTAACAGTTACATCAAGAATATCTGGAAATTTTTCTGTAACTACGGCTTCTCCCAAAGAATTTAAAATATTATTATCTAAATCAGAACGCTGTTTCATTACATTAGCTCATCTAGTTGTGCTTGAATCTGATTGTCTTGAGCCATTTCAGGCTGTCCGCCCATCATACTTGGATCTTGTAACATTTCAGGATTTTTTAACGCCTGATCTGCCATTAAAACTTCTTCCAAAGTTAATCCAAATTCACTTAAAAATTTATTTATTTCTTCATCTGACATGCCAGCAGCTTTCATTTCTGCAATCATATTGATGAGTTCGCCCATAGCTGCTTTTGCCTCATCCATATCTTGACTTGATAAAGTTTCTAATTCTTCGTTCATACCCATTTGCGGGTTCATCATGTTTTCCATAGTTTTACTCCGTAATGAGTAGGCCCAAACAGATCTAGAGGAGAAGAGTTTAGGAAAAGTCTGAGCCTACTACTTATGCCATACATGAGCATAATATAACTCAAAAAGAAGAATTGTTAAAATGATTGTTATTGTTTGTGTGTATTATTGTGCTTGTACCTACCTTTGTGCATATACCCCATTTTGGGTGTCCGACCCAGCCAGCTGCCGACCTGCGACATTTTCCCGACCAATAAGAGTCCCAAAAAAAAGAGCCAAGCATTTCTGCTTGACTCTTCCAACTAGGGAGAATTGTTCTAGCTGTCTAAATCATTCTCTAGTCTAGGATTTTGGACTTGACCATTTACTATGGTGTTGCCCTCTCTCCTAATGCTGTCCTCACTCATGCGAACAACTCGTTCCATATCAATGGTATCGAACTCTGCGTTCACAATGTAAGGCGTTCCATTTATTACCAAGCTAAAAGCTTGATACTCAACGAAATTACATTCAGCACCATTCTCCAACTCTACTTTTATTAATAGTTTTTTAACTCTCATAATGTCTCCTTAATTGATTAGTTAATAAGGTAAGCTTAACACGAGAAGATACTAAAAGTAAAATCTATTTAACAGGCACAAAGACAGG